CCATCTTAAGTTCCAAGCCGCTCCTTTTCTAAGGTCTCTCAAGATTTCTCTATCGATTTCAGCTGCAACTTGCTCAGATAACAATGCAGTTAATTCAGCTTCAGCGTCGATGTTGTGGAATGCCGCAACGTCCTGAGCCATTTCTGGAGACCACTGTGCTCTTAATTTTCTTTCAGTTACAGAAACTGTTACTGACATAAGGTCGAATGAAACTTCACCAATCTTATCTTCGAATTCCAAGTTCTTATAGATTCTATAAGTTCCTGTGAATGCTTGAGAGTTAGTTTCAGTTGTTGAAGAGAATGTTGAACCTGTGTAACCGTCTAATGAACCACCACAAGTGATACATACTGGTACTTGAAGATCAACTTCTAAGTAGATTTTACCTTCTGCATCACATAAGTTGTCATACTGACCACCATCTGTCTTACTGTTAGGGAATACCAACGTAGCGTTGTTGTTACCATACTGAACAATACCTTTACCGTATCTTTGAGTTACAACTCTGAACAAGTAAGGGTTATTTGTATTTGCAGATGTTGTTGCGTTACCAGCAACACCATAAATAGTCAAATCAGATAAGAAAGCTTCGTTATCCATTGGTTGACCATCAGGACCGATAAGTTTACCGGCACCGTCAGAAGCAAAACCAGACAGAACTATCAATACTTTTCTGTAATCAGAAGTAGTATACGCTGAAGGTACTAAGTTATCCGCTAACCAAGCAACTGTAGTAACATTTGCAGTGATAGCTGAATATTGTCCCTTAGAATAATCGAACAATCCTGGAGGATCCAAAGCTGGTTCGTTACCTTCGTAGAATCTGTCGTAAAGGTCCTTAGTGTTATTGTAGTCATAACCACTGTTAGGAGTTTGACCAGCCGCAGCGTTTGGAGAACCATAAGGTGCGTAGTGCTCAGAAGTACCTGGTTGGTAAGACTGAATGTTAGGTACGAAGTAGAATAATTTACCGATTGGTAAGTTCATTGCTTGTACTGAAACGATATCGTTTGCTAATAATTTAGAGAAAACTCTTCTTACGATAGGGAAAACAACTGTTTCAAATGCACCTGTATCAGATGTAGATGATGCTTCGTTAATTAAGTGAGAAGCTTGGTTTTCATAAAGTTGAGCTACGTTTTCTCTCATGTGACCCTTAAGACCCTCTAAGAATCCTAATTTGTCCCATTTGTTGATTGTGTCTTCTTTGATAACTTTAAGGTGCTTAAGACCGATGTTACCTACAAGACCTGATTCTAATAATGCTCCCATTTTTAGTATTTTGTTTTGTTTGTTTATTTGTTTATTTAATTACCCAATTTTACTCATCAAATCTTTCATTCTTAAGAACTGAGGATTCTCATAAGTTTTTGATTCAATTAGGGTAGTTGATGAACCTGTAGAAACACCTTTGTTTAATTTAGTTTCTACTGATTCGTTAATTGGTGTACTTTCAGTTTTAGACAATTCGTCTTTAATCGACCTGTAAAGACTTTTAGATTCTTTCAAAGTATCTACATTATCGAATCTTCTAAGAATATTAATTTTTTCTTTTTTAGTGGTCGAATGTTCAGTGAACAATCTTGTAGCATATGCCAAGTTTGAGTTGAAGATTGCAACTTCATTAAGTTTTTCTCTGAAAATATTTAATGCTTTTCTGTACTCTTCATTCTTTTCTCTTAACACATTAACTTCTGATTCTGTGGATTCAACTTTTACTCCGTTTTTACCATAAACATAATTTCTGTTGTTAGTAATTCCTTTTCTAAGTCCTCTTCCTTCTTTTGAACCCATTCCATAAGTTCTTGCTGCTTCTTTAGTTTCTTCCTTTTCGAAAGCTTTTCTTTTTAGAGTATCACCTTTTTTGGTTGTAAAATCTTCTTTACCTTTCATGGTCTTTGATTTATCACCTTTGTTCATTCCGTAATTACCCTCTTTTGTTTCAGCCTTAACAACTTTGGATTTTTGTTCCATATTTTCACCTTTCTTGTATTCGAATTTTGGTTTTCCTGTACCCATTGTTTTAGGACCTTCTTTTTTGTCCTCTTTAAACCCACCTGTAGTTTTACCTTTGTAAGTGAATTTAGGTCCAGAACCAATTCCAACACCTTTAGGTTTTACTGTCGATTTTGCCTCTCTAACAGCTCTTCTATGGTTGTAAGATTCGTCCAAATCTTCATCTTCATCTTCTTGCTCCATCATGTCGTCATCTTCTTCTTCCATCATGTCATCTTCTTCTTCCATCATGTCATCATCTTCTTGCTCCATCATGTCGTCATCTTCTTCTTCCATCATGTCATCTTCTGAATCAAACTCGATTTCATACATAACTTCTTCATCTTGGTCCATGTCGAAATCTTCGACATCTCCGTCTTTTGAGAAAATAGCATTGATTACATCTTCTGTATCAACGTCCATGTCATCCATTTCATCTATCATAGTTTCATCTAATTCTTCTTCATCTTCTTCAGACTCACCAAGCTTGATTAAGTATTCTGTATCAGCTTCATCGTCTTTCAAGTGAATCTCATCATCATCCTTTTTTACGATGATTCCATCTTCGTCACTCATTGCTTTGAAAACCTTCAAAATTTCTTCATCTGAAGCATCAGTTAAATCTATTGGACTTTCTTCTGAATCCATATCCATGCCCATGTCCATATCGAATTCCATGTCCATTTCCATATCATCATCATTATCAACAGGCATATCGGTATCGATATCTGTATCTAATTCAATCTCATCTTCCATATTTTGCTCTGACAGAGATTCTTTTACTAATTGGTTGATTTCTTCCTTCATAGTAGAAGCAAGTATTCCTTTTGCATTTTGGGCGATTGCCTCTTCAACATTTTTCATTTGAATTAACGCCTCTTGTACTAAGTTTTTATTTTCTTGCATGAAAAATCTATTTATTTTAACATATAAATAGTGCCAAAATGAAAAAAATTCATCTCTTGCTATTTCTGTTTAGATTTATTGTTAATAAATAGTCTTAAAATAAAAAAAGTGGTCGTTTGACCACTTTAGTTTTTTTCATTTTAAAAATTTAGTTATTCGATTACTTCATCAATTTTACTTTCGGATACTGCCGTAATTCTCCAATCGTGAGTAAATCCTTCATATTTTTTTGTCACTTTTGCTTCTACATCAGTAACAGAAAAACCTTTAACCAATTTCTCTTCTCTTACTTTTTTAATTTTACCAGTGTTTTCGTCAGGAAAATCATACTGAATTTTTGCTACAAAATATTTTTCGTCCATAATTTTATTTTCCTAAAAAATCGGTTAATTTTCTCATTAAGTCAACTTGTTTGCCGACATATTCATTATTTTGTTTAGATTTTTTTTCTTCCTCTAAATTTTCTTCATATTTCCCTCTATCATCAGGATTTGAAAACAAATAAGCTCCAGGTGTTGATGGTGAAGATACTAAGTCAAAACATATCAATTCAAAATCATCCTGAACTTCATTTCTTTCTCCAACTTTTTTTAGAGAACCAACTCCTCTTGATGAAATCCCTAAAGTCACACCTTGTCTCATTAGGTTTGCTGCTTGGTCTCCTTTAGTCGAAACTATTCCTCTTTCGTGGAACCCTGGAGATGTCAATAATTTGAGTTTTCCCATGAGTATATTTTTATCCCACCATATATCAGTAATTATGTGAGATACCCTGTCCAAGTCTATTAATGATGATTCTGGGTGATTTAATTCTGATGTTGACAAACCTTTAGAAATTGCTTGTTTGTATCTATCCGCTTCTCTTTTTAAAATTTGTTCAGGATATGTCCTACCATTTCTGTTAGGAGTATCATATTTTTGTAGAACGGCATAAAATTCAAAAGGATTTCTGTAGTCCATATTGGAAGCCTCCTTGAGAACATCCATATTTTGAGCATCTTTTGGGGAAACCCAACCCGCATCCATTTCAATTAGGATTCCATGACCGAGTTCACTTGCTTCTAAAATTCTTAAATTTTTCATTTAATCTTTTAAGATAAATATACGGACTCGGATATATTACTGTTCATTCCCCTTTTTTGAAATCGAAAAATCAAAGTATTTGTTTTGTACGACATTATTTTTATAGATGGATTTAACAATATTCTTGACAGATTCTTTTATTTCATCACTTTTAAAATCTATGTCTTTAGTAGTATAAAGATTGATTTCGAGATTAAAAAAAGATTTTTTACCTTTAGATATTCCACTAGTTCTAAGGTCTAAATCAACAATATTTTTTGGTTGAAAAATTTTTGAATCTATTGATTCAAAAACTGAATTTTTTATTTCCCTTCCCAAACATAAAACAACTCGATTCCAATTATTAAGTTCTTCTTTGGGTGTAACCCATGATTGGATATTTATGTAGACTGATTTTAAATTTTTGGAATCAACTGTCCCGTATTGGGATTTGATTGGATTGAATAGGTTAAGTTTTACACTTTTTCCTTTTTTCATTAATAATGGTATTAGACTTGTTTATTTTCATTAACGAAAAAATATACATTAAATGGATAAATGTCAAAATTTTTTTATATTTATTGATATTTCTAATATATGATAATAATAAAAATAACCCAAGGTAATAATCTTGAGAGAGCCCTCAAAACCTTGAAATCAAAAGTAATTAAAACGAAACAAAATCAAATTTTATTTGATAAAAGGGAGTATACAAAAAAATCTGTAATCAAAAGATCACAGATTTTGAAAGCGAAATACATACAAAGTCTTAAGGACAAATCAAATTGATTCCTCTAAATTTTTTAATCTAAGAAAATTTAATTGATCGAATTTTTCAGATTTTACTTTTTCTATTGTTTCTGAAATCTTTAATTTTATATCTTGAGAGTCTTCGTTATTTTGTAGTGATTCCAATTTTGAAATAGCACTTTCTCGGATTGTCTCAAATTTTGTCTCCAAACTTTTTGTATCTTCAGAAACTATTTGAAAAAATTCTTTTTTTGAAATTTCATCTAAGCTCAAAATGTAACTATTCACAGTTTGGTTGGCAACTGCCACCATTGAACTAATTGGGATATTAATACTTTCTTTTATATTTTCTTTTACAGACGTAATTACATTCAAAATATTTTTCTTTGCATTTACTCTTTCAAGTAAATTAACTCCCTGACTGTAAACCAACGTATCAATATCAGAATACTTATTTTCTATCTCTTTAGAAAAACTTTTTGGTAATTTGATACTTGGTAAAATTTTATTTAATAGATTGACCCCTTCTTCAATAAAATATTTTGCATCCTGATCACTGATTCCTTGAGGTGAACTCAGTTGGTCATAGAGTGCATATGCTTTTGACATTGCTTTATTACTCAAAACATTGTGTTTGAATTCTCGTATCGTTCTCTTAAATTCATTCTCATTTGTATAAGATTCCAAGAGATTTTTTTCTATTAGGGATTTTACTATTCCGAAGGTCATTGTCTTTTTTCAAATAAATATTATGAATTTAATAACTTATCTAACTCTTTTGAAATTTCTCCCAAAGAATCTTGTGCCTGACCCAAATTTATTATCTGTGAACCTTCAATTAAATTGCTTTCCACTAAAATATTGAGATCTTTTTTCCTTGACTCTGGTGTTATTTCTGATGGTGGAGCTTCTTCTCCTCCTCCTGTTGGTGGTTCCTCTGCTCCTAAGTCAGAACCCAATGAATCCCCTCCAAATGACGAAGGTGGAGGTCCTAATTCCTCTCCTCCATCCGTAGTTGTTTCGGCTCCTGCTGTTGGTGTTGCACCTGTGGCACTTCCGTAAAGTTTATCTATATTATCAAACAAACCAGTTTTGGTTATCACAGTTGGAGTTGCTTTTAATTCTTCACCTACAGCTCTTTCAATTCTTTGTTGTTGTAAGTCTAAACGAACCTCATCATCTGACCATCCAAATATGTGTTTCTTAGCCCATGTAGATGAAGTTGCCTGAATTCCATTTCCTGGATCAGAAACCAAATCCTTATATAATAATACTTTTTCTTTCCAAACATCGATTTTTAATAAATCTGCTTGAGTGGATGGATTTGTTAATCCGATTGTAAAATTTGAAAGTTCGTCTTCGAATCCTAATAAGAATAAATGTACAATTGCAATCTTATTAAGTTCGGCAATCATACTCTTTTGAATTCTGTTAATGGTACGAGCAAATCTAATATCTTGTAATGCCAAGTTTTTACCATCGCCAACAACTTCTTCAAATCCTAAGAAAGCCTTTGGTACTCGAAGAGCGGTTAGTAATTTTTTTTGAATATATTCTATATCTGCAATTTCAGATAGGTTAGTAGCACCTGGCAACGTATCAATAGGTGTCGGTGCCGCTGGATCACGTACAGGTATAAAATAATCTTGGTCAACCGCCATTTGATTGAACCTCATATCTACATTACCTGTTTTATTGTCAACGACTTGTTCCCTCTTGAATTTGTTTGCAACACGTTGTACATATGCTTCAACATCATCATCATTCATGTTACCAACAAAAACTTTGAATATTCTTCTTTCAGGTGCTCTTGAAGTTCGATATATCAACATAGCGTCTTCACAAAGAAGTAATTGTTTCCAAATACGTCTTGCCTTTTCTAACATAGATGTTCCATAAGGAAGTTTTCGGTCATCACCCAATAGTCTGAAGTGAGCCATCTCCCAAGATTGGAATTCCATGTTTTTGTTTTTCCATGTGAAGTGTAACGCCTTTTTATCTTTATCTACTTCATTTTTTACATCGACAGATATTTTACCACTTGCGCCAACCTCATGTCTTTCAATTTCTATAGTCGGTAATTGTTGTACTCCAACAATTCCTTTTTCAGGGTCTAATTTCAGGTATACGAAGTTATCACCATATTTACATGTGTTTCTTGTCCACATAGGTAAATTGGTGTTGATGTCTAAGGCGTTATTAAATAAGTCCGCCAAGACCCCTTTAATTCTTTTTGATTCAGAATAAATCTGAAGAATGAATCCATCCTCATTTGTTGTTGTAGATTCTTCTGCGTAGATGTCTAATGCTGCGGAAATCTCGGGAGTATATTCCATTGATTCATAATCATATTGGGCGGATAATCTTGTTGGTTCATAATAAATTGCTTGAGAATAAAGATTATTCTCAACTTTAGCCCATTGATTTGTAAGATAATATGTTTGTTGTGCTTGAAGTTTTTCTTTCTCATACTCCTCTTTACTTTTTGTGCGTAGGAGTTCCTTTTTATCAAACTTGAATGTCGGATAGTCTTGATTTAATAATGAGTTAGGTCCAAATGTTTGTGACAGTCTTTGCCAAACCGTCATATTTTGTTCTGCCATAATCTAAATTTACTCTTTACCTCAGTAATATAAATAGTTATTTAGCGCCAAATAACCAACCATATTTTTGGTAATCTGCTTTGGAGGCCCCATTATTACTCAAGTTGGGATCTCTTCCCATCTGAGGTACCAAGGGATTAAAAAAATCTGAAGTATTTTTATTTTCATTCATCACAGTAGACCATGAATTCAACATGGCTTTTGTGTGATTAACAACTTTAGTTAATGATTGAAATGATTTTTCCGCAACATAAATTGCCATGGAAAGTCCCATGATACAGTCATCATGTTGTCCTTTCTGGTGGTCGGGTCTTCCATGAATATATACAAAGGTGTTCATCTCATTATAAGTTCTGTGGGAATATATTTTGAATCCGTGTCTAACTCCCTCTTCAAATGCTGCAATAATTTGTACTCTTTTTGTGTTGAAATTAATACCAGGAATTTTTTCATTGATTTTCGGGTCCCACTTCCATTTGTTAGAAGTATCGACTCCATCAACATACAATCCGGGTTGATATTGTAATTCTTGCATTTTTCTGGCAGTTGAAACTCCCATACCACCTGTGATATCAATTACACAAAATGCGTTGTACATTGTCCCCCACTTATAAGCAATTTCGGCTAGCACATCAGGAGGGATTTTACCAACATATTCTAATACTTGTTCCCGTTCATCAAAGTCAATGATTTGGATTGATGAAAAATCTTCAGAGTCACCACGAGAAACGTCAACTCCCATAACATATTTATGTCCATTTACAGGCTCCTTAAAAATCCACAAAGCGTTACCCATAAGTTTTGCTTGTGGGGGTCTTAATTGGTTTTTGGAAATGTTTTGCATTAACTCCGAATCGAATACGTTATCACCCGATCCCAAGAAGTTACATTCAAGTTCTTGTGCAACTTTACGTCTATCGTACTTAAGTTTTTTTACCATCCCCTCAAACCATGCAGAACAAGGCTTATACCCTTGAGAAATATAATCTGTTACAATAGTATGGTCTCTATCATAAGGATTATTATTGGCTAAGTTAATTACGGTATCTATTGGATAATCTTCACGATTCAAAAGATAATGAACCAAATCATTTGTCTTTACCATATATAAATCTTTGGTGTAACGAGGATCTCGATACCAAAACATTTCAGAGATTTTGAAATCATTCATTCCTCTTAATGCTTGGTCATATATTTCATAATAGATTGGGTCGTAACCGTTTGGAGTGGAAACTACAATAACTTTACCACCCGTGGATAGTGATGCCATACAAGCAGACCAGAAGTCTCCATCTGCCTCGATAAAGGCTGCTTCGTCAAAAATAAGAATTGTTGGTGTATAACCTCTAAGAGCATCTTTGGATGTTGCCACCGCTTTAACTTCACATCCATTATTTAGTTTGAAATGTCTTTGGGAGTTTTTTTCCACAGAGAATCTTATGTCAACCCAATCAGGCCATTGTTCAATAAATGCCCTTATTTTATTGGCCATTTCCACAGAGGTATCCAACTTGTTGGCGATGATTAGAACTTTTTCAGGTTTTTCCTTTCTTGCAAACGCAAGTTTTTTTGAAGCCCAAGCTGCGGTTACAGTTGTAACCCCCGCTTGTCTGTATTTTAATGCAATGTTTTCGTTGTAGCTTTCGTAATCTTCAAGTAGTGAAACTTGGTCAGGAAAAAGTTCTAATGGGACATACTTTGATACTGTATTATCGTATGTCTGTAAATAAGAACGAAGTGCATAAGAAGTACTCCTCATACACTTCGTATATTCTATAATTAATTG